TCTGGAAGAACTCACAGATCCCGATAGCAACTACGACATTGCCAAAGCCAAAGTTGTGGCAGATATTGCACAAGTTGTAGTTAATAGTGCTAAAATAGAAAATGATTTCATCCGTATAACAGGCGCAAGTCATGGCACTGGATTTATAGAGGAGCAGAAAAGTGAGATAAAAAAATTAAGTGAAAGTAATTAAAAAAAGTTTTATATTTGAGTATTCTTTTGAATAGTGTAGCAGGTATTCAAAAGGAATTTAGGACAAATTATTGTTCTAACCTATGCCAACGACCTGCTACTCGTTGGCATTTTTTATTTTAACACAAATGGCTAAAGAAATTTACATTATTATTGATTGGATGGGAAATCATTGTTTTAAACATAAAGAATTTAATTCTTTTATGGATGGTTGGGATTTTTTGTTATTAGAGTTTCCATTAGATGATGGTTCTTTAGATGATTACTATGTAATACTTAAATAAATAATATGGAAAATAATATATCTTTAATATACAGTAATCAATTATCTATTTTAGGTAAAAGAGATATTATTGGTTTTGGTTCTAATAATTTCTATGTAAAAGAAATAGACAAAAATCTAAGTAAAAAAATAATGATTGAAAATCATTATAGCAAAAAGGTTTGCAATGATGCAACTACACATATTCATTTAGGATGTTTTATAAATAATGAATTATTAGGTGTTTTACAATTTGGATATGCTATGAATCCTCAAAGTATGGATAAAATAGTTGAAGGCACTAAATTAAATGAGTATAAAGAATTAAATCGTATGTGGTTTGATGATAAAGCAGAAAAAAATACAGAAAGTAAAGCTTTAAGTTACTCTATAAAATATATAAAAAATAAATACAAAGTTGTAAAATGGATACAAACTTTTGCTGATGAAAGATGTGGTTGTTTTGGAATTGTATATCAAGCTGCTAATTTCAAATATTATGGTGAACACAATAATATAATGTGGCAATTTAAAAATGAAATATATCATAATAGCATAATTACCAATAATAAAAGAAATATGAAAAAAAAATTAGAATCAATGGATTTTCATACAAGTGCTATAAAAATTGAATTAAGACAATTTAGGTATATATATTTTATTGATAAAAAGTGTATATCCAAATGTTTATTAATTGAAAAACCTTACCCAAAACATTATAAATAATATGAAAGAAATACTAATAAAACTAAATCAAAGACCTATTGCAGTTTATCCAATTTACATTAAATTAACTGGCAGTGTAACATCTGGATTATTGCTTAGTCAAATTATGTATTGGTACTCAGCAGTAAACGGCAGAGCATTTTATAAAAGTGATGCTGAAATAATGGAGGAAACAATGCTTACTATAAATGAACTTAGAAGTGCTAAACTAAGGCTTAAAAGTTTATCTTTTATAAATATTTACCTTAAAGGAGTGCCAGCTAAGACACACTACGATGTAAATGCAGATTTGTTGTTTAGTGAAATTAACAAATGTAGTTTAGTGAAATCCACTAAACTTGATAAGTTAAATTTACTAAACAGTGTTAGTGATATTAACGAAACTATTACAGAGAATACAACAGAGAATACAACAAAGAATACATCAAAGAAGGAATGTGAAAATTCTTTCACCCCTCCTGAACCAAAAATAAAAAATTCTTTTTCCCGCCAAGCCATTCACGACAATATTACTTATTCAGAAAAAAATAATAAAGAAAATTTAAATTTTGCGGCCGCGAACGAAAGCCGAGCCGAGCCGCCCGAGCCCAGCGAAACCTACTCTGCCTTTGTTGCGTACTGCCAAGCCTATGAGCAATGCGCCAAGGTTACGTTGCCTAAGAATAGGCAAGGAAATTATGTGATGACTGCGAAAGATGGAAGCAATTGTAAGAAATTAGTATCATGGATAAGGCAAATTGCCGTTGTCGAAGGTACAATGGATGATATGGTAGCAGCTTTTACCAAAGCAGCCTGGCACGTTAGCGATAAGTTTATGAAAAATAACTTTTCTATTTCTATGATATATAGCCAGGCAAATGCTATATATACTAAATTTCATTACCAGAACCCTGCCGCACAGGAGAAGCGGAGGCAAGAGGAGATTGATAGGCTTGTAAATGAATTTGAAGGATGATTAAACAACTAAAACAATGCAAACTAAACAAGACCGCAATGCGTACATGAAAGAGTATATGAAAAAGTACCGCGCAATGATGAACGAATACACCTACAAAAAGATTCGGGAACGCGAGAACCACCGCCTCCGCCAAAAATACCACGCCATGAGCCAGGAGGAGAAGAATGCGTATTATCAAAAAATAGTTTCTTACAAAAAGAAAAAATCATTTATCAATGAGTAACCTCACACAATATCAACCGCGCAACTCCGATGAACAGGCAATTATATCAGCCAGGAGCAACCGCATTGCCAACATGGAACAAAAGGATGCGTATAAGCAAACATTAAGCGTCATCAGTTCTGTTTTTCCTATGTACGGCATTGATGGCGATATATCCTTTTATGCCAATATAGCCAAAGAAATAGTTAAAACATTTGGGCAGATAGCAGCCAATGAAATTGAAATAGCTTTTCGTTTATTCTCCGCTGAAAGCCTGGAACTTGATGAAGATGTTAAATTCTACGGCAAAGCTAATATGCACACGATTGGCAAGATACTAAATGGATATATGGTATATAGGAGAAGAATAATCGCCAGCCATGATAACGAAGTTGCAGCACTCCGCCTCCAGGCACAGATGGAAGAGAAGGGAAAAGCGGAAAGGGAGAAGTTGTACGCAGAATTTCCAACAATGATCAAAGAATTTGCCGGGAAGACATTTGAAGATGTGCCTTTGTACTGGTATGATCTTTGCCTTAAATTTGACATGATTACCTACGAGGATGGAGAGAAGAGAGCGTTATGGGAAGAAGCCCAGGCCATCGCACTTAAAGAGCCGCCAGAGTCAATGGACCTGATGACAATTCGCAGCCATGCCAAAAAAATAGAACAAGGAAACACGAAAAGGGCAGTAGTTATAGCGCAGAAGCTGGCAGTGTGGAGGAAAGTGATAAAAAAGTGAAAATATTTTAAATTATTTTTTATTTATGTTTGTATATTATAATTATACTTTGTATATTTACTTAATAAAACAAACAAACGATAATTAACCTTTAAAACACACAACAAAATGAAAAAGTCAGAATTAAATTTAACAAAACAAGGATTTATGTTTTCATGCAAACAATTTGCTGGACATTATAAATCAATCATGAAACTTGGAAGATGTTTTCCATCTTCAAAAGCACAAGCAAATTTTTTTATATCTATTGGCGTACATCTTGATGCTATGAATTATGACGATGTTGAATTTATAGAAAATATACTAAATAAATATTGCTATAATGGTAATTACAAATATACAAAATCAAAGAATTGGGTAAAATTGCAAAATATTAATGATTTATACACAGTTGTAAAATTAATGTATAAATAAATAAATTGGCAGTCCCATAGCTGCCCTTTTTTATTACCTTATAAAACACAAACATGAACGACCTTTTTAGCACAAAACTTTAATTGGAACACTAAACAGAAAACAAAAAAAAAGCGATGGAAAAACAACAAAAATCTTTATTTGACATAATTGAAAATGAAGAAGAATGGAAAAAAGAATGGCAGGATATGCCTGAATTTGTGCAAGGCAAAACAGACAAGCCTTTTGCACAGATAATATTCAGATTTGCCAATGAGCAGGATTTAAAAGACTTTGCAAAACTTATTGGGCAAAAGCTAACTAATAAAACAAAATCTGCTTGGCATCCACAAATTGAAAGAGGTATTAACGCAAATAAAATTTATGTTTATGAACCCTAAATATCCTATTTACATTATTTCAAAAGGTAGGTGGGAAAGAAGGCAAACTGCAAAAGCTATGGAGGTAATGGGAGTTCCTTATAAAATTGTGGTTGAGCCACAAGAATATGATAACTATGCTGCTGTTATTGATAAAGATAAAATACTTGTATTGCCATTTAGTAACTTGGGGCAAGGTTCAATACCTGCAAGAAATTTTGTTTGGGAACACGCTATTTCAATTGGTGCTGAAAGACATTGGATATTAGATGACAATATGGATAGTTTTTACAGAGTAAATAGAAATATGAAATTGATTGTAAAAACAGGAGTAATATTTAAAATTGCAGAGGATTTTGTTGACAGATACGAAAACATAGCCATTGCAGGATTTCAGTATAATTCATTTGTTTTTAAAGATGCACTTGTTCCGCCATTCAGATTAAATACAAGAATTTACTCTTGCATACTTTTAAAAAATGATTTGCCTTATAGATGGAGAGGAAGATATAATGAGGACACAGATTTAAGTTTAAGGGCTTTAAAAGATGGATGGGTTACAATGTTGTTTAATGCCTTTGTAGTAAATAAGGAAACTACAATGAGGGCTAAAGGTGGCAATACCGATGAACTTTATAAAGACGATGGGAGGAAGCAAATGGCTGAAAGTTTAGCTGAACAACATCCTGATGTTGCAAAAGTAACTTTTAAATTTGGCAGATGGCATCATCAAGTGAATTACAAACCATTTAAAAAAAATAAACTGATTAAAAAACAGGGAATTGAAATTCCTAAAGGAGTAAATAATTACGGAATGGTTATAAAAGAATTTAACGAAAAGATGCACATTAGTAAAATAGTTAAAAATGAACTTTAAAAGTGCGGTGGCTTTTTTCTTTTTGTTTTTCCTTCACGGAACTTCAATTGAAAACGGTCAGCAAGGCATTTCATATAACACCTTAATAAAAACAAAAATGAACGAAATCTCTAAAATTTTTGCATCCTACCTTATGGATGACTACAAAATCAAAGGTACTACCGAAGAAGATGTTGAAATGGCAATTAACAAAATCTTTCGCTATGAATTACTGGA